CAGTTTATCGTCCTATTGGACGGACTCATCGACGTAATCGATGGCAACCACGCGCCAACGTGGAAGATTGCAGGGCTGCTGGAAGTGACGTCCAGTATTGTATTTGCGTATGTCAAAACGCACGCACGGATGTCAGCCAACGCAGCAAGAGTTGGTTCGTGCTATGTTTCTGTCTGCACGCTTAAGGAAAGTGAGGCGGGCATGCTACCAGTGCATGAGCGAGCGGGTATCGAAAATCTCGGTCCGTATCGCAGCAAAGGCAAGTCGAAACGACTTGCTGATGCTTTGCACGCATTATCACGTATCGTGGAAGTGCCAGCAATTGACACGCGCCTCTTTGAGGCTATTCAAAAACGGTACGAGATCCGTCTCAATGTAGCTGAGGAGAATCGAAGTGTCACCTCAGAACAATGGGTGGAAAGGGCTGTCCTTGCATACGGATGTCCAATCCATTCCTACTACGGAGACGGTCCGAGAGCCAATCAACGTGTCGCAGGTTGTACCTGTGTTCAGCGACAGCGTGGGTTGGAAGTCCGCACTAGTGGAGTTGGATCCACTATCGACTCGAGAGGAAGTACAGGAAGCCAACCCCGTACGCAAGGGCAGGATAACCACCGAAGTGTCAGAGGAAGCGGTGGACCTACTATTCTTAGCCTTCGCGAAAACTTTCGGGGAGTTGCCGTACCCGGCCTATCTGCTGGAGTGGCGACTGGCAATGGTCGAGGACCCGACCAAGCCGAAGCACACCGAGCTGCAATACGTTCGGTCTATAGTGCAGCGGGCGTATCTGAGGGAAGGCGAACGCCTATCTCACGCGCTGAAGTGGTGGAGCATCATATCCATGCTAGCAGTTATGCTGGCCTCCCTCACCTCACTGGTAATGATCGTGCACTGGCTTCCGGGGCACGATTGGCTGAACTCATCGCTGATGGGAAACGCGGCTTTGACCCCTATCTTAGTGGTCGCCGCATCCAGCCTGGTTTGTTTGGTCCAAAGACTCGCCTGGTATGGATGGCGCCGTTGTCGACGACAATTTTGGGTTTGTCTTTCTCCAAGCCTGTTCAAGACTCGTTGGCGCGAAACCGTCCGTACACCTGGGGACTTAGACACCACGAGGAAGGATCGATTCTAGCCGAACTGAGTGGCCGTTATCGATACGTGTACTGTCTTGATTGGTCGCAATTTGACTCATCAGTCCCTGCAAGCCTGATCAATGACATGTTTCGTGTGGTGAGAAGCATGCTAGATCTCACCGAAGCTGAGGAGGAGTTGTTTTGGCGTTATGTCAACGACTTTATCCATACGCGAATTGTGCTGCCTGATGGTAATATTTATCAGGTACATCGTGGCGTGCCAAGTGGGTCGGCTTTTACGTCATTGATTGACAGCATGGTTAATGTCTACTTGATCAACTATATTTGGTTTCGTATGACAGGACATGCTTTGTTGCACAATCAGATCCTCGTGATGGGCGATGACGCTGTAGTTGGTACAAATGAGTATTTCCAGCTGACGGAGATTGCTCTAAAAGCTGACGAATGCGGATTCAAACTGAACGTGGTGAAGTCGGTGATCGTGAGTACTAGTGAAGAGGGTCATGGTATCCACTTCATTGGCCATTCGTGGACGTATGGGCGTGCAAGAAGGCCCAAACGAGAGTTGCTCCAACGCGCTGCCTTACCTGAAAGGCATGCGCAACAAAGTAAAGCGAGGTCACTAACTCGCCTTTGGGGTTATGCTCTAAGCTCCGTTGATGGACTAATCATTCTCATGGAGCTTTACGACGAATCAAGTAGTACGGCGTCGATTGTCAGATTTCTTGATGATTTACGTGCTCACGGAGGGCGATTTGAGTTGCGGGCGCACGATCTTCCAG